GAGGTTATTAAACAGGATCCTGAATGTGCTTATTGGTATAGCTTGTATGTCATTGAAGGACGTTTGCCTGAAGCCGAAGAGTTCATTAAACAGGATCCTAAATGGGCTTATCGGTATAGTTTCAATGTTATTAAAGGTCGTTGGTCTGAAGCCGAAGTGTTCATTAAACAGGATCCTGAATGGGCTTGTTGGTATAGTTTGAATGTCATTAAAGGTCGTTGGACTGAAGCTGAAGAGTTCATTAAACAGTATCCTGAATGGGCTTATCAGTATAGTTTGAATGTTATTAAAGGTCGTTGGATAGAAGTTGAAGTAGTTATTATGCAAAATGCACAATGGGGCTTCCGTTATAGCCTAGATGTTATTAAAGAGCGTTGGCCTGAAGCCGAAGTGTTCATTAAACAGGATCCTGAATGGGCTTATCAGTATAGTTTGAATGTTATTAAAGGTCGTTGGCATGAAGCCGAAGAGGTTATTAAACAGAATCCTGAATGGTCTTGTTGGTATAGCCTAGATGTTATTAAAGAGCGTTGGCCTGAAGCCGAAGAAGGTATTAAACGGGATCCTGAATGGGCTTATTGGTATAGCTTGTATGTTATTAAAGAGCGTTGGCCTGAAGCTGAAGAGTTCATTAAACAGAATCCTAGATGGTCTTGTTGGTATAGCTTAAATGCCATTAAAGGTCGCTGGCCAGAAGCCGAAGTGTTCATTAAACAGGATCCTGAATGGGCTTATTGGTATAGTCTGGAGGTCATTAAAGGTCGTTGGCCCGAAGCCGAAGAGGCTATTAAACAGAATCCTGGTTGGGCTTATTGGTATAGTCTGGAGGTCATTAAAGGTCGTTGGCCCGAAGCTGAAGAGGTAATCAGACAAGATCCTAAATGGTCTTTAAACTATGATTCGAACGTTTTAAACAAACACTCCACCTAAGCAACCACTCTACCTTATCTCTAAGGTAGAGTTATTCCGAAGAGGATTGATTCATGTCTGAAACACCTGAAATTTACAAAAAGTCTAGAATTGTACCCAGTGAAAAGGTTCAGCACATTCTGCTTGAAGGGACTAACAGGGGTTATGGATTGACCTTATATTCTGTGTTGGCCTATGATAAGAAATCTCTAACCTATTCCTACAGCGTCTTTAACCCCAAAGACGGACAATTCAAGAAAACTATTGGTTTAGCTGTAGCTCTAAGTCATTATATTAAAGAGAAACGTAGAACTTTAGATCTAACCAATGTTAATCCCAAGTTGTTCTCTGCACGGACTCTTAACTTCCTAATTCTTTGGGATATCCTCTCTGAAGTCACCGTAGAGAGTGAGAACAATCCAAAACGAAGGAGGTCTAAACGGTTTATTTATGATCTTCGAGATTACTTGTTTATGACGTTTACCCACCTTAAGATTTTCACCCACACTTTGGACTGAGTCAGAAGGATTGTGTTTTCCACTAAATAAGGGAAAACACCATCCGAGGATCAGCATGAAACCATTTAAACTCTTTATCTTAGAAGAACTCCAGAAACAGATTATTCTGGAGATGCCCCATATCTATACCAAAAATTTTGCATTTGATTTAGAATTCGAACTCCGGTTCGAAAATCCTGCATCCCCATCCTATGAGGATCTTGTTGAGTACCTAAGACAATGGTATTGGGGCTATAGTTTTCTTCCAAAGGTTAAAGAGTGTTGGACAGGAAAGGGTGGGTTTGGTGGTAAAAGGGAAAAACTACTAAAAGAGTTAGGTACGTCTAAAAACATAACCTTCACCAGTGATGAATTACTAGGAATTGGAAAGAAGGTGGCAATAACCTACCACTTTGACGGGGACACAGTTACTAAGGAAGTTCCTAATAAAGAGGCAGTAAAGGTCATCCCCTGGAAACTAGACCAAACTGAGTCAAAGGTTAAAAAAGAATTTATAGACAAGTTAAAGACACAACCCAATATTGTATCTCATCTTACCAAAATGGGAATGATTGATAAATTAGACATCTTTGAAAAAGATGTCACTTCCCCATAATGACCGTAACCTCCCCTTGAATTTTTCTTTTTGACTCCCTTGACATCAAGCTTAATTCCTTGTAAACTATCTTCATGATAGGGTAACATATTTCATACCCCTAGAAATGATATAAATAGATAAAACTTCATCTAAAACGGTAAATTACACTTGAGCCATAAAGCTTTTAAACTCAGACTAGATCCAACACCCGAACAAACAGTCTTGTTGAACAAGACCTTTGGTTGTGTCCGGACCATCTGGAATCAAAGAGTAGATGGATTCAATAATTGGAGTCCAGGAACTGAAACAGTAGAACCTACCATCAAAGAATTGAAGGTCATCTATCCTTGGTTGGCTGAAGTCCCGTACAACGCATTAGAACAGAAACTCAACGATTGGCGGTCATTTAAATCCCAATTCTTCAACAAGAAAAGGAAGAAGAAATTAGGAAAACCATCGTTTAGAAGTCGAAGAGGACGTCAATCCTTTAGGTTATCTGTGAATGGATTCTCCTTTAAAGATAATCAAGTGGTTTTAGCTAAGATAGGTAAACTAAATCTTGTTGGTTATGATCTTTCAATCTTACCTTTAGACACCTGCAAGTCTATCACCATCTCTAAAGATCCCTCTGGAAAGTGTTTTTGTTCTATTCTGTTAGAAGTCAACATCCAACCTAAACCCCTAACCGGTCAGATGGTTGGGATAGATTTAGGTATCAAAGATCTTTACATTCTTTCAGATGGTCAAGTTGTCGAGAACCCGAAGTGGTACCATGAAAACCAAATGGTATTGAAGAAGGCTCAACAACGGTTAGATAGAAAAGTTAAAGACAGTCGTAGATATGAAAAGCAGCGAATCAAGGCAGCTAAGGTCTATGAGAAGATAAAGAATAGGAGAAACTACTTTCTTCACAACATCTCCTCCTCCTTAGTGACCAATTATGACCTCATCTGTCTTGAAGACTTGAATGTTTCTGGGATGGTCAAGAACCACTGTTTGGCCAAAGCCATTCAGAACGCTTCATGGTCTTCCTTTGTTCAGATGTTGACCTACAAGTGTGACTGGTACGGAAAGACCTTAGTGAAGGTTGATCGGTTCTTTCCTTCTTCTAAGACTTGTTCTTCCTGTGGCTTCAAGATGGAGAAGATGGGATTAAAGATTAGAGAATGGGTGTGTCCTTCCTGTGGCTCCAAACACCATAGAGATCATAACGCTGCAAAGAACATTCTCCAGGAAGGATTCAGAATCCTGACTGGTCAGGAGTTTGAGGGTTTCCCTAAACCCTCTTCGGCAGAGTATGTCGAATACAGACGTGGAGAGGCTATAAGTCTATTTGATGCTCGTCATCACTTAGCATCCTTCGTGAAACGTCTAGAAGTTATATGAATTTATATGATTTCGGTACTACTACAAGGTGGGATGAAATGGGACCTGATGTGACGTTTAAGGTAGAGTTGGTAGAGGGGACTCTGGTGGTGGTGTCCTCTTTGGGTGAAATCTTGCCACTGTCAGTCCTTGATGAGTTTCGGCTAACCACAAATCAGAATCAGATTGGTCGTAGATTCTGGGATGAAAAATGGGACTCTTGGTCCTATCAGATAAACACCATTGATTCTGGCTTAGATGTGACGTCGTTCATTCAAAATCTCTAACCTTGGACATGGAGGAATTGTGCTTAGTTCGATTACCTTTCTTACCGATCCTTTGCAAATTGCTAGTCTCACTGAGAAGTGGGTCGCTCAACAACATGAACATTCAGATCGCTTTGTTACTACCCCTAGGACTGGAACCTTATTGAGGGCATTAGATCAAGAAGGTAATCGAGGCCCTATTACCAGTGTTCATTCAAAACTGGCCATGCTGTATGCCACAATTCATCATGGACTAAAACGTAGGTGTGATGTGTGTTCAGTAAATCCTGTTTCCCACTTCTCTTTGAAGTGCTCATGCTATTGCCAGTTCTGTACTGACTATATCCGGGCAGAATCAGAAACTTCGACGTTAAAGCACATGGGACCGGTTTACTCCCAGGTAAAGAATACTGTCTTTGGTGACTATGTAATCAGTTATCTTGAAGCTGAATATCAGAAACTTCTCAGTGAGATCCCTACCGTTTCCAGAAACGCCTATTCAGAACTTCAGGGGATGGCAACCCGAACAGATTTTCTTCTACAAGAACTCAGAAAGAAACACAACAGTTTCATGGGGGAATGAATGAACATTTTTAACGTCCGGTTTGGTTTTGCTACTAACTCATCTTCTACCCACTCGTTAATTCAGCTTCATCCCGGAATTAAAGTTTCTGATAAAGACGCATGTGGTAGTGAGTTTGGCTGGAGTAATTTTACCTGTGCCAGTCTAGAAGCTAAGCAACGGTATCTTTCCCAGACGTTGATGAGTCATTTTCGAGCACAAAATGACCTTGATTCTATAAATGCAGATTATTTCAAATTCCTACTGGGTATTTCGGAAGAAGAATTCCACTCAAGTGTTGGTGGTCATATTGACCACCAATCCCTGATTACCCTACCACGGAACTTTAATGGTCATGGCCTAGATGTTACATTTTTTAAAGAGTTGGCTGGTTTCATCCTAAAACCAGATGTAGCTATTCTTGGAGGTAATGATAACAATGACTATGATCACCCACTTTTAGCTGTCTATCAGAAAATTAAGCGACCATTCTTCCTAGATGAACCAAATTCAGAAGTAGTAGCTCGATGGGACGAAACATCAAAATATTGGACTTTGTTCAATAGGACTAGTGGAACTAAAGTACGATTCTCATTTAGATCTGATGAAGAACCACCAAAAGCCTCTGAAGTTCCTGATTTGGTAGACATCAAGATTACTGACAAGTGCTTTTTTGCGTGCCCCTTCTGTTATCAAGGGTCAACTCCAGAAGGTGATGAAGCATCAACAACCTATCTGAGTTGCCTAGCAGATGAATTTGCGCGTAATAAAGTGTTTGAAGTGGCTTTGGGTGGAGGAGAACCTACACTTCACCCCAACTTTATTCAGATTTTGCAGTATTTTAAGGGCCAAGGGGTAATTCCTAACTTTACTACCAAGTCATTGGCTTGGTTCAAAGACATGTCATTTGTGTCTATCTTGCCAAAGATTGGCTCTTTTGCCTATTCAGCTCAAACTCCTGCACAAATTAGGCAGCTTCGAACCACCTTAGATTTTTATGCTGACACTATCTATGATATCAGACGACAACCACTAAGGCCAAACATTCACCTTGTCATGGGATTGCACCAGGATTATGAGTTCAGGTCGTTGATCAAAGAGTGTGTAGAGTGTCGTTTCACTCCAGTACTTCTGGGGTTTAAATCTACAGGTCGTGGTTCTCAGGTTAAAGCAAAACTATATGAAACTTGGGTTGAAGATATCGTTAAAGTGTTTGATAATCTAGACAGGTCTTGTCAAGTAGGCATTGATACCGTACTGGCTTCAGAGTATAAGGAAAAACTTGAAGAGAAAGAAGTCCCATTCTATCTGTACCATACTAAGGAAGGGATGTTTTCTTGCTATGTAGATGCGGTAAAGAAGGAGTTGGTTGAATCTTCTTTTAGTGGAGAACCTGTAGAATTTTCCTACAATGAACTTGAAAATTTTAAAGAACTCTACCAAGGGGTGAAGAAAGATTAAATGAACACTTCTCTGAAGGTAGAAGGACGGCTAATTGGCTACCTCCCTTTCGAGGGAGTTTGTGAGATTAAAGATGACACTGGGCAAGTCCAGTGCTTTGGGTTTTCTGAGAAACTCACCCAAAGGATTAGAGTCCATCCAGACACCCTCCATCATCTCCTTTACCGGTTTTTGATCTGTACCCTGTCAGACTATGATACCCAGGACATTGAACACTTTGAAATTCATCCAGGCAGAGAATAGACCATGTTCGATATCAATTCCTTATCTGATCATGATAGGTTGCTATTGGTCATGGCTCTTTCAGATTTACAACCCGAACTTATTGAGTCCCAGTTAGCAGATGTTCAAAAGATTCTCGATAAGCGGTCAACTTGTGGAGATGTGTCCCTAGAAACTTGGCAGTCATTGATGCAGGTGTTAGGGCAGAGTAGACAACAAAGTCCAACAGATCCGTTTGAGGTTGGTGAAGTGAATTAGGGAGGGTTGAAACCACATCCTGTTTTGATCCTTCCTTTAAGATAATGAAGTGTAATGCGTCAGAAGCAACTAACTGTGGAGAAGTCGAGAGGGCTTTTCCTATCTTTGTCTGTAGAAATTCAACACTTCCTACTTTAGGCATCCCAAAGCACACCAACATCTTTATTTTAGGTGCTAAATTAGGATCCAGTCTGAACTGAATGAAATTATAGAGGGCAACTGCCGCCCCTAACGAGTGGCCAGTAAGTACTACATTCGTTTTTTTCTCGATAAGTTCATTTAGTTTGCCGTGTTCTTTAACCTGGGTCGCCTTGGCTTTAAAGCCAGTGTGAAAATCATCAGATTTTGAAAATTCAAGATCTTTAAGAAGGTCTTGAATTGAAGAGGTTCCTTTGAAACCTATGATATCAAACCCATTAAAGGATCCTTCAGAAACATCTTTGTTCTTTTGGTATCCTTGGTCAATAACATCAATGCACGCCAGAAGTAACCCTGACTGTCCTGAAGAAATCAAACTTTTAATCTTCTCTTGAAGTTGAAATTTTTTAAAATTCATGCTATCCTTAAGTTCCTTAAGTCGGAGTGAGAATATCCTATGACTGAATTAACTGAAACCTTGTGGAATGAACGGTTCCGCCCAAAGAAAATCGAAGACTGTATCTTACCAAAGCCACTCAAACATACCTTTGAGAACTTTGTAGTTGCAAGTGACTGTCCTAATATTATGATTCATTCATCTTCTGGGGGGACAGGCAAGACCACAGTGCTTCGTGCATTATGTTCTGAATTAGATCTTGAATATTTATTCATCAATGCTTCAGAACAACGTTCTGTTGATGTGATTCGAAATGATGTAACCCAGTTTGTCTCGACTATGTCCCTTGAGGGAAGAAAGAAAGCCGTAATCTTTGATGAATGCCTGGCTGATTCTGAAGAGATTGTAATTGGTCCATTAGACAATAAACAAACATTAAGGTTGTCTGAGTTTGAAGAGAACCGACTTTATTTGATGGTATCTTACAATCTAAGGACCCATGAGGAGGAAGAAGATGTAGGGGTTATTGTTTCGTCAAAAGACGCTGAAGTCTTTAAGATAACCTTTGAGGACGGCCGAGAGATCCTGGTAACTGATAATCACCCTTTCTTTGTCTACTCAGATGTTGATACCTTTATAGAAAAGTCCTTAAAGGATGGACTAAACAAGGATGACTTTATTCTTTCTACCTATACTGTTGGACATTCATTAGTCAAACTTCAAAGTGTTAGCCCTGTAGGGGTGAGAAAGGTTCGTAATCTCCGGGTAATGAAGAATCATAACTTCTTTACTCGCTCTGGAATTCTTACCCATAATTGCGATTCTCAGACTCCTATTGCTCAACAAGCCCTAAGATCTTTTATTGAGCAATTTTCACATATCAGGTTTTTCTTCTCCTGTAACTTTGTAGATAAGGTTATCCAACCTCTTCAATCAAGGTGTACAGTCATTACCTTCGATTGGCCTGCGTCTGAACACAAGTATCTTAAGAACCAGTTTTATGCGAGGGTAAAAGACATCCTTAATCAGGAACATATCCCCTTTAACAAGGATGTGGTAGTTGAACTTATTAAACGGTTCTTTCCAGATTTTAGACGGATTATCAATGAACTCCAGAAACAATCAATCACTGGAGTTATTGATGAAGGGGTATTGGTATATTCTAGGGAGTTTGATCTTACTGAACTTATGGATATTCTTAAAGCCAAGAAGTTTAACGAGCTAAGGAAGTGGGTAGAAACTAATGAAACCTTGAACTACGAACTTTTCTACCGAAACTTCTATAAAGAGATTGCCCAGATTGCAGCCCCTTCAGTTCTTCCCTCCATCATCCTTATTCTAGGACGATACATGTTTCAACATTCTTCTGTCTATGACAAACAGATCAATCTGCTTTGTTGCATGATAGAAGTCATGGCAGAATTGGTGGTAAAATGAAGGGATCTGAAGAGAAGGAACCCAAAGCCAGGAACCTGTTTGACATTTTTCTTTCTTTATCCAAGTCAAAACGGCTTGAAGAAGGAGATGTAGACAGGTATGAGCCTTATATGACCAATAAGATTTTCTCGCATACTGCAGATACCTTATTCCATGCCAATCTAATGAATCAATACTACGATCTCCCTAAAGAGGCTCAAATGGATTTCTATCTTTATGGAACTCCAGGTAAAGGAAGGTATTCAGAATGGTATAAAGTTCCCACTCCGCCAGAGGAGTTAGCTCATATTAGACTTCAGACAGGTTGTTCAAATAAGGAGTCATTCATTTATTTCGATTTATTGGAGTCATTGCAGAAAAAGTCTTTGGCAAAGGTGAGAAAGGGAGGAACCACTAAATAGGATTTTTAAGTAAGGTGATCCTATGAAACCAGTACATCAACATGATATCCCGGAGTTCTTTAATTCATTTATCGAGGTAGAGGTTCCTGAAGATAAATTTCTGATTATTAAAGAAACCTTAACTAGAATTGGCGTATGTCCAAAAGTTCAAAAGACAGAACCTATTCTTTACCAATCCTGTCATATTTTGTCCTATAAAGGGCGATACTATATTGTTCATTTCAAGGAGTTATTTCTCCTGGATGGCAAAGAAGCCCTAATGGATGAACTTGATTATTATCGAAGAAACCAAATTGCTAAACTTCTCCAAGATTGGGGACTCTTAACCATTAAGAACTTTGATAAACTATATCTTGAAGATAGGTTTATGAAGTTGGTAAAGATTATACCCTCATACGAAAAGGATGATTGGTGTTTAGTGTCTAAGTATCATCTGGGGAAGAAGCGGTTTTCCTAAACTCAGTGACTCCAATGGAGTGTGACTATGAAGTTTTTTACTTCGGTAGAATACCGTAAAGGTCAGTTGTTTGTTAGGGGTTATGATGAGGTTGGAGAACAAGTAAAGTATAAGACTTTAGGAGACGATATAGATCTTAGATTATGGATTCACGATCCTAGTGGTCATTCAGACAAGATCGCCTTTGATGGGAGTCCATTACGTGAAACCCGTTTTAACTCATTCAGTGAGATTGAAGACTTCAATAAGTCGTTTGGTAAAGAACATCTCGATATTCATGGAGTATTCCCTTTTGAAAATCAGTATATAACCCAAAAAGGTCTTTATGAAAATCCTGATTTTTCAAAGATAAGAATAGCTGTTTGTGATATTGAAACCACTTCAAGTAATGGATTTCCCAGTACGACAGATCCTCAAGAGATGGTTCAGATTTGTTCTCTGTGGAACTCAAGAACCCAAAGAATTAGAGTATTCTGTTTAGATGTTCCAGACTTGGCTGAAACAGAGTTTGGCTCAGATGTAGATATTATTCCTTGTCAAACTGAATCTGAGTTGTTGCACAAGGTACTTGATTACTTTGCCCAAGAACAGTTTGATGTTATCTCTGCTTGGAATGGAGATTTGTTTGACTATCCATATCTATACTACCGAGCAAAAGCTATTCTTTCAAAGAAGGATGCCCAGAAGTTTTCTCCTTGGCGGGTTGTCGGGGAAAACACTATCAACGTAAATAACCGAACTCTCCCGGTAGTAAACTTTTTGGGTTCTACGTGTCTTGACTATCTTTCTCTCTATAAGAAGTTTATGTCGGTAAAGCAAGAATCGTATAAGCTTGATCATATAGCCGAAGTTGAACTTGGAGAGAGGAAGTTAGACTATTCCGAGTATGGTACTCTTCAAGAATTTTGGGAAAAAGATCCCATTAGCTATTTCAAATATAATATTCAAGACGTTAGATTGGTAGTAGCCCTAGACAAGAAACTTAAACTGTTTGAATTGATCTTTACCTTAGGCTACATTGCAAGAACTAATTTCTCCGATATCTATTCCCCAGTAAAAACATGGGAATCGTTGTGTTACAACTATCTTTGGGATAGGGGAATGGTAGTTCCTCCTTCAAAGGTTAACACCAAGCAACGTTCATTTGCAGGGGCTTATGTTAAAGAACCTATCCCTGGATTATACACCGACGTGGTATCTTTTGACGTTACTTCACTTTATCCCTCACTGATTAGAATGTTGAACATTTCTCCTGAGACTAGGATAACTCACTCTACGTTAGAACTTCCAAATACCGATCTCTTAGAAACTTTATTGGATATAACTCTAGTCAAAGAACACGACCCGTTAAAGAACCTAATCAAAGAAGTATTACCAGAACAACAATTAACAATGTCTATCAATCAGCAATTCTACACCAAGACCGTAGAAGGGATGATTCCTAACATCATGAGTTCTTTGTTTAATAGACGTGTGCTAGCAAAGAAAGAAAAGATTAAACTTGAACAAGAATTAGAGACTTTAGAAGAGGAGTTGGCCTCCAATGCTGAGACCATGGACTGAGAAGAAATGGGTGTGGGACAATGAACTAAACTGTTTAGTTCAGAAAGTTGAAGTGACTGTTCAGGTGGTAGGTTCAGCTGGATCTATTTTTGTGGAGGAAGGCCCACTCCTGGTGAATAACGGCCAAGAAATCTTTGAGGTGGTCACTATTCTTAAAGGACGATTGAAGGGTAAACTCGCCAAACTCCATTCTCAGTCTGAAGATGGATCCATCAACCCATAAAGCATTTTCCGAGTATAGACAAACATATCTCTAGTAGTGCAGGGTAATGTGATGTAGGTCTGACAACAGAAGAAAACCACATCTCCAGAAGCCAGTTCGGTTCTCCTAGCATTCATGAATCTACCTACATCAACCTTTTTCTCTTTATGGAGTCTATCCAGTTCTTCCTCTCGCTCATCATCAGAATCAAAGTCTTTAAGATGATCGATGATATCAGAAACACCAAAGGTAATCAGGTTATACTTCTGGCCTTGAGGAAAAACGGTTACTTCGAATCGTGGGTTGAATTTTTTGGGAATGGTACGTTCCCAATACACAGCAGGGAATGCAGATGTTGCAAACGGTAAATTGTAGGTATTTGCAAGCCAATTTGCTATCAGAGTTCTAATTTCATAGTCTAATCGATCCTCCTCAGGGGGATTGATTTTTTTCATCTTAGTAAAGTCTAAGGTATTGTTCTTTTCAGTCTGGGAGATATACTTTAAGAAGAGTGGCTTTCCTTGCATAGAAGGAGAAGTTATATCCTTAGAGAAGAGAGCCATAGGACTGGACACAATACTCTGAAGCCCACGCTGGAGTTGTTCGTTTTGTAAGAATTCGAGATATGTGACCATTGGGAATATCCGGTAGTTGACTTTTGACTGAATCTATGTTACCCTAACTATTTAGTGGGAGTGGATAATGCCATCCAGAAGTGAACTTAAAGAAAGAATAACGTTTCTACACAACAAGATAGCCTCTTTAGACACAGAACAAAATGCGTTAAAGATCTTAGCTAACTCTGGCTATGGCTCTATTGGTAATCAGTATTTTAGATATTTTCAGTTAGAGAATGCAGAAGCCATTACCTTGACTGGACAATTCGTGATTAGATATATTGAGAACGAATTGAATGGATTTTTGAATAAACTTATTGGATTAGAGAAAGACAGAGTCATCATTCTCGATACAGATTCGGTAGTTTTAGAACTTTCTGATCTGTTTATAGACTCAGATATCCCAGTAGAGGATAGGATAGATATTCTTGACAACTTTGCTAAACAGACTGTTCAGCCTCATATAGAGAAAACTATCAAAAGGATTGAAACAATCCTTAACTCATTTCCTAAACTCCTTTCAATGAAACGTGAGATTATAGCCAACAAAACTATTGTGTTGGCTAAGAAACGATATATCATGAATGTCTTTGATAAGGAAGGAGTACGGTTTAAAGAAGCCAAGAAGAAGATTATGGGCATTGAAGCAGTACGTTCTTCAACTCCCCCTCTCTGTAAGGACATGATCAAGAATACCTTGGATGTATTCTTTACTTCAGATAATGAACATATTTTAAACTTCATAGAGGAATGTCGAAGAAGATTCTTTGCCGAAGAGGATCTAGCAAAAATATCATTTCCCCGAGGACTTCAGAGTCTTAGTGATTATGAGAACAAGACTCAATCTATCCCTATTCATGTTTCAGCCGCGTTTGCGTTTAATAAGTTTATTAAAGAACAGAACTTAACCAAGAAGTATGAGATTATCAAGTCAGGAGAAAAGATAAAGTTTTGTTATCTGACTATTCCAAATCCATTTCATTCTCATGTCATTGGCTGGACTACCACCTGGTGTCCAAAAGAACTTGAACTGGAAAAGTTTATTGATAAAAATAAACATTTTCAGGTAGGGTATCTCAATGGTATTGAGTCTATCATTACCGCTATTGGGTGGCAAACAGAGTTATCTTCAGACTTAAATGACATGTTCTGACCTAAAAGGAACCCCTTATGTCCTCGTTTTTAAAATCAGTAATCAAGCGGATAGACAACAAGAATGCTACTATTGCAGATTCTGGAATCTATTCAGATGTAACTGGCTTCATCAATACTGGAACTTTACTCCTTAATGCCTTGTTTTCTGGATCCATGTTCAAAGGAATCCCAGACAATAAGATTACTATGGTAGCTGGACCTGAAGGGGTAGGCAAGAGCTTTATGCTCCTGTCTATCATCTCATCCTTCTTAAAGGAATACCCGGAAGGGAATGCAGTTATCTTTGAATCTGAGTCGGCTATTCAGTCTAAGACACTAACAGACTTCAATATAGACACAGAACGGGTGCTGTTTGTCCCGGTGTCAACTGTTCAAGAATTTAGGTCACAATCACTTCAGATCTTAGATGAGTATGAAAAGTTACCTGAGGCCCAACGAAAGAAGGAGAGAATGTTTATCTGTCTAGACTCCTTAGGCAATCTCTCTACCTCAAAGGAGATGGAAGATTCATTGGCAGGAAAAGAGACCATGGACATGACTAGGGCTAAGTTGATTAAGTCTGTTTTTAGGACTATCTCCATTCGTCTAGGGTTATTGAAGGTTCCTTTCTTCTGTACCAATCATATCTATATGTCTCAATCTTTATTCCCCTCTGCCATAGCCTCTGGGGGGTGCCTTATGGTCGGGGAGAAGCTACGGATGTTTGATGGAACTCTTATTCCAATCGAGGAAGTTAAGGTTGGATACCAAGTAGCTACCCAAGCTGGGTCTGGAACAGTGGCTAAAGTTTGGACCCCTGAAACATTGGATGATGGATTCCCACAATGTTATCGTCTTTTCTTTATTGATGAAGAAAAGACGCTAAGTGTTGTGAATTGTTCAGAGAATCATAAATTCCTTCTTGATGAAAACTGGGTGCCAGCAAAAGATGTTCAGATTGAGGACAAATTAACGACTAAGGACGGCACGATTGAAGTGTTCCATAAGTTTGATTTAGGGTTCAATAAGGTTTATGATATTGAAGTCTTTCCTGACTCAAACTATATTCTTGAAAATGGGTTAATCTGTCATAACTCAGGCACTAAGTATGCAGCCTCTACCATTGTATTTCTCTCTAAGAAGAAGGAGAAAGAGGGTACCTTACATGCAGGGAACATCGTACACTGCAAACTTGATAAGTCCAGGTTTACTAAAGAAGGCTCTCAGGTTGATCTGTTGATAAACTTCTCCAAGGGTCTAGATCCTTTTTGGGGAGTTTTAGATATGATGATTGAAGCTGGTTTAGTGAAACAGAGTGGTACCCGGTATGAATTTCCTTCAGGGGAGAAGGTGTTCAGGAAGGTTGTCAATGCAAATCCAGAGACCTACTTCACTCCAGAACTCTTAAATAAACTGGATGAGTTTCTTGGAAAGAAGTTTTTGTATGGTTGTGTTCTAGATAACCAAGATCTCTCTGAGGAGTCTGATGATTCAGACACCCTCTAACTTTTAAGATCACTAAAAAGGATTTCTCATGCTTCATTCAAGCACTTCAGTACTCACTCCTTCAGGGTTTAGCACGGTTGGGACAGTAAAAGTCAACGACATGCTTAAGACCTATTTTGGTTCTGCTAGAATTCAAAAGATAGATCAAGAGACTGTTGATCTTATGAAAGTCTCTGCTGGACAGAGCGAGGTTATGTGCTCTGTTGATCAAGAATTTCTGCTTAAGGATGATACTGGATATGTTTTTGATGTACCAGTTCTAGGAAGTGAATTGGTTAAGTATGCAGTAGATTCTAATTCAGAAGATATGTTAATGACTCTACAGGTAGTAGACTCAGTTACCTTCTGGGGAAAGGATACCCTCTACAGGATTCACCTAGATGATGATTTTGTGGCCATCATAACGGATTATCTAGTGGTAAGGACTTGATATGGCCAAAGATCTTTTGATCTTAAACCAACTGATTGTCAATCAGGAGTTTCGAGGAAAAGTAGTTCCCTTCTTAAAGGAGGACTACTTTCAGAACCAGTACCATAAGCTATTGTTCGCAACTATCTATGACTATCTTACTAAGTATGGGGATGTTCCGTCCAAGGAAGCTTTGGTTATTTTGTTGAAACCAAAGACTATCAACTTCACCGATGAAAACTTTAAAGCCCTTTGTGATATCATAGAATCTGATCTTTACAATCACAGTGAAATCCACTCCTTACAGTGGCTCTTAGATACGACTGAGGAGTTCTGTCAATCAGAAGCGTTGTTTCTCGGTATTCAGAAGTCTATTGAGATCTATAAGGGATTAGAGCCTGTCCTGAAGAGGGATGCCATCCCAGACCTCCTTAAAGAAGCATTGGCAGTGAACTTTGACACTGAGATAGGCATAGAATACTTTTCTGAATCCGACATAGAAAAACGCTTCAATTACTATCTAAATCCAGAAACTGGAGTTCCCATCAATCTAGAGAAGTTAAATACCATCACCAATGGCATTGGAATTCCTAAGAAAGCATTGTCCATCATCTTAGGTTCAACAGGATGTGGTAAAACATTAGTTAAAAACCATCTAGCTGCAGACGCTATTAGAAACAACAACAATGTCTTGTACCTAACCATGGAAATGACTGCAGAACGGATAGCTCAACGGATTGACGCAAACTTGTTGGATATGGATTTAAATATCATTCCAGGGTTACCTTTCCCGGAGTATCGAGATAAACTGATTAGGCTAAGAGAGACCTTCAAGGGTAAACTGTTTATCAAAGAGTTTCCAACGGCTTCGGCAAATTCCCTTCACTTTAGACAGATTATAGATGAGTTGTATCAGAAGAAGGGGGTTAAACTAGATCTTGTAGTAATTGACTATCTAAATATCTGTCTCTCTTCTAGGTACAAAACTCACAGTGGAGTAAACTCATACACTCTCCTTAAAGCAGTGGCAGAGGAGTTACGGTCATTAGCGATGGAATACAACTGTGCATTTTTAACTTCTTCACAAATAAATAGATCAGGGTATGATAACATGGATGCTGGACTAGAATCTATCTCAGAATCTATGGGCATTGTGCATACCGGAGACTTAGTCCTATCCTTGTTCAGAAACGATACCTTAGACAGTCTCGATAGAATTATGGTAACCCAGCTTAAGAATAGGTTTAGTGATATCTCCAGTCTTAAACGTTTCTTATTGGGAATAACTAGAAGTAAGATGAAGTTGTTTGATATCGTTGATTCAGAAGCATTAGACTTCTTAGGTCAAGCCCCCAAACCCACCAGTTCACCAGAAGCAACTACGGTATCCTCCAGTCACTTTAAAGGAAGAGGAACTAAGTCGTCATTTGATGGATTTCAATTCTAAAATCGAGGATCACCATGGCTGTAACACAAGACACTAAAAACAGGGTGAGCAATACCACCAAGAGTGCTGCTAAGGCAGCAAAAGGATTAGGGAGGTTTGCTGCTTATTTTGTTTTAGAAACTCTTCTTCCAGGGGAAGTAGGAAAGTTGGTTAGAGGGATTCTACCTAATAATAAAATAGTGTTTACTAGAAGTGAGAAAGAAAGAATCAGAAAGTCTCTGACAAAATATGCTTCTCTATTTCGTTCGACTGACCTAGAACCTAAAGCCAATCATCTTCAGGTTGTTGCTGGAGATCCAACAGCATTGCTTATTCCAGTTGATACTACCAATACTAATTTAATCGCTATGTTGAATAAGCTGTTAGCGAAAAAGATCAAAGATCGTAGATTACAGACTAATGAAGGAAATTTTGCAATTCTGTTAAAGAAGAAACCCCAGGGATCTAAAGATCGACAATCGGGGTTTGTTCCCGAAGTGTTGAAGGGAACAAACAAGTGGTTTGAAATTGTATCGTCTTTTGTGTATACTACTGGATATGCTTCCTTGAAAGAGGCATTTACTCTAACTGAACTTCATACTAGTGAAGTTCTTAGAACGGATATGACAAGTGGTACAAAAGAGTTAGATGAAAATGTCAGAACCTTATATACGAATAATGGTTGGAAATATCTGAATGATAAGGTAGCCGATTCATTAGTAGAAGGTATAGCAAAGAAACTAGCTGAGTGGGCAGATAAACTTAATACCCCTAGTGCTTTTGAACAGATGATAATGGCTACTCAGATGGGTAATTACCTTGGCTTAAGCGATGTTGGGATAAAAGAAGCAAAGAAACGGTTAAGTAGATTTAAAGAACAGCTTAAATATACTCTTGGTAGTAACGACACCCGAACCAAAACTCCTATAGAAGTTACTTTAGAACTTCAGATTGTAAATGAGTCATCACTTCTATACATCTTTGATATTGATCCAGATGTTCCAGCTTTTCGTGATTTTTCTATTCAAGTAAATTTGGCAGAAAAAGAAATAACATTTACCTATAATAACCATGAAAACAATTTTGAAAAGAAGGTTAAGAAGGTTGCCGTTGGACGGGATCTAGATTTCACTAAAAGGATTCTAAGTGATAGTAAAGACAACTCCTCATTATGGATCGAGTTTGAAAAGGTCATTATAGAGACTTTAGTGGAACAAAAAGGAGAGGTGTTGGCATCGTTCATTAAGTTGTTCAAATCCATGAAATAGTCCTTGATTTTCCTACAAAAATCATGTAAACTTAAGGGATAAGGGGTGGTGCTACCTGTCTAAGCACCGTGACACAAAGGGCAACCTGCAATGACCGTTATAGATGATTCAATCAGTTCCCGAGTTAACCGTTCCTGGCATACTGCTGTTAGAAACCTTAACAACACCTTTGGTAGTGGGCTAACCTTCAATTCAAGATGGCTTTATCCGTTCACTAAGATTCTACGTGACCACCCAAACACTGAAGGGATGTTTATCTTTCTATCAGATCCGGGTTGGTTTAA